ATGAAACTGAACGCCCGACAGGTCGATACTGCAAAGCCAAAAGAGAAGCCCTATAAGCTATCTGATGGCGGTGGATTATTTTTGTTAGTAAAAACTACTGGTTCACGTTGTTGGCGGCTGAAGTATCGGATCGCCGGTAAAGAAAAATTGCTAGCATTTGGGGTCTATCCTGATATCACTCTTGCTGAAGCCAGAGCAAAAAGAGATGAGGCAAAGCGTATACTTGCAGTGGGCGGCGACCCTGGTGAAGAAAAGAAAGTAGAAAAACAAACCAGAAAAGTCAGCATTGATAACACGTTTGAAGCTCTAGCCAGAGAATGGCATGCCTACAAAAGGCCCAATTGGTCTAAAGGTTATGCTGATGATTTAATGGAGTCGTTCGAAAAAGATATCTTCCCTTACGTTGGCAAACGTCCAGTTGCCGAAATCAAGCCTCTAGAGATTCTCGAAACCCTACGCAAGTTAGAAAAGCGCGGCGTCCTCGATAAAATGCGTAAGATCCGTCAGGCATGCAGCCAAACTTTCCGTTATGCAATCGTAACCGGCAGGGCAGAGAACAATCCAGCAAGTGAACTAGCTGGCGCTCTGGCGGTTCAGAAGCACACGCATTACCCCCACCTCTTAGCGAACGAACTTCCCGCATACCTTAATGCTCTCAACGCATATAGCGGCAGTACAGTCACTCGAATAGCAACACGGCTACTTATGCTTACTGGTGTTCGTACAACCGAACTACGGGCTGCTGAGTGGCTAGAATTTGACTTGGACAAAGCCGTCTGGGAAGTTCCCACCGCCAGAATGAAAATGCGTCGTCCTCACTTGGTTCCCTTATCAGAGCAAGTTTTGGCATTACTGCGTCAATTACATGAGATTACTGGGCGATTTAAACTGGTATTCCCCGGTCGTAATGACAGCTTAAAGCCAATGAGCGAAGCCAGTATTAATCAGGTCATAAAACGTATTGGTTATCATGGTAAAGCCACTGGTCACGGTTTCCGTCACACTATGAGTACCATTTTGCATGAACAGGGGTTTAATACTGCGTGGATAGAAACACAGTTGGCCCACGTCGATAAGAACAGCATTCGTGGCACCTATAATCACGCTCAGTATCTTGATGGTCGTCGAGAAATGCTTCAGTGGTATGCCGACTATATGGATAGCCTGGAACGTCAGTCAAAAGTTTAGTGATTAGGTAAAACTCTTCCGTGAGGAATAAAAAAGGGTCGGTTCAGTAGGTTCAGTCGGTTCAATATTTTAGTTTGTTGATTTATAAGTTAATTAATTCATTTTTTGAACCGACCCTGAACCGACTTTAGGCTGTTTGAACCGACCCTAATCGCGTTATCCTCCGAAAAATTAGTTTTCCCCTAGCTAAATCACCCTGAATCTACCATCGATAAGCCGAAATTTTTCACCACAACTTGATGTGAAAATGTGAAGTGATGCTGTGCATCCATAGGGTGGGTGCTGGACGAGTATACAGTGGTGATTTATAGTAGACCTCAAGAGATTAAGGCTATGCCTAGGCTGATCCCCGAAAACCAGTGCACCTCTACTGGCTGGCATAGTTCCCAGATTAATGAGGGCATGAGGTGGCGTATGGGTTTGATTGCCAAAACTGAAAAAGAATTTAAAGAGCAAATGAAGGCTATTGAAATTCAGTTGGAAAATTCAGAATCGTTATTTACAACACTTAGCGAGATTAAATTAACACCTCGTGGTATTGCCGAAATTATTGATGTAAAAAAATATGATGAGATAACCAAAGATTTTGAACCAATACAGTATTTGGTAGCATTCGAGAAGCGTCGTGAGGTTTTTTATTCACTAAATTATATCGAAGAGATGAAAAAAGAGAGCTACGAGCAATATCTGGATGGAGGTAACGACTTTCTAAGCAAGGAGGAATACGAAGTTGATAAAAAGGAAAGAATATATGCCGAGTTTTTCGATATATCAGACACAGTAACCAAAATTTTAGCTGGGGATAATGCGAGTATTTATAAAGAGGATCTTAAGTACACAACTGGATGGCAAAGACAAGTTCCAGTTAAACTCATTGATATGAAAATTATAGCATTTGAAAATCAACTCAATGGTTTTTTTGGAGGAATGAATGATAAAGATAACAATCAAATAATCTCCGAAATTATATCTGGTAGTCCAAATGGTGATCACATTAAGGCGTTGAAAGAAATCCCTGACGGCTATGGATGGCCTCAATATGGGCTAAATCAAAGGGTTTGGGCTGAAGTAGACTTGAATACGCCAGATGATATTCTTTTTGACAGCTTCAAGAAATTTGTAAACGAAGCAAGGCAATTTCCCACTTTTCAGGACACCTCAGTACCTTACAAAATGTTTTCCGACGGAGTTGTTAAATCTTCTCATATCAATAAATGGAATTCGTTAAAGCTTTTGGCCTATTTTGATTTAAAAATACTGTCAACTATCACTAATTCAAAACTCACAATGAAAAACTATGGTGATATCTTATTTTATGACGATTACGATGTCGATACGACAGAGAAAGTAAGGAAGACATTAGTTCCTATGGCGAATGAAGTTATGAGTAGTGGTTATCTAAACAATTTACTAAAGAAAATCCTTTCGGAAAGTTAAATTAAAAACTTTTTCCGGAAGAAATCATAATAATTTCTTTCCGGTATATTATCTTTTTTTTTATTCCCTTCACTCATCATATCTAGTGGTACAAAATCACTTCTGAAGGCTAACGAAGTCTATAAACGTGACTCGTAATCTAAAGGGGTGAATAAATGTCTAATACACTCATTCGCATGAATGAAGCAATGCGCCGAACTGGGTACGGGAAAGCGTGGATCTATCGCCTAATATCAGAGGGGCTCTTTCCCAAACCAGTAAAAATCGGTACCCGCTCTATTGCCTTCGTTGAAAGCGAAATTGACGAATGGATCAACCAACGTATTGCTGAATCCCGCAAGGAGGTCGCCTAATTATGTATATAGGGTGTGCATTACTTGCGTGTACTTGCATTCGGTTTAATCCAACATTTGATTTCCGTCGCTACAGCTACCAAATGATTTAACGAAGGATAATTCAACATGAAAAAATTAAATGCCTTAATTGGCAGTACCCAAACTCACTCTGAATTTAGCACTACCTCTAATTCCATTGTGCTGAAGTTTAAAGATCAAACTGTAATTCCTTTTGATCATGGTGATGGGAAGATTTGGGTAACAGCTAAAGAGTCGGCTAAGTTGCTAGGCTATGCCAATGCGAAATCAGTTACCAACTTATACAACAGCAACTCAGATGAGTTTACCGCCAGTATGACCGAGGTCATTACAACAGTGACCTCGGGAAAAACAATGGGTTGCAATAATCTTAAGACGAAAATACGTATTTTCTCTCTTCGGGGTTTGCACTTACTTGGATTACTGGCTGAAACTCCTGTTGCCAAGGATTTGAGGCGTTGGGCTTTGGATTTAATGGACAAAGAGTCAGGGGGATTGGTCGCTGATACTCGCCTGACGCTCCAGCAGATGCAGAACATTGTTGCTACGGTTTGGAAATCGTCCAATGAAGACTCTTCTGATGCTGGTAGGCGCTTACGCAAGCGCCAAGATGATTTACCTGTACTTCAGAAAGCCCAGAAATTGGTTGATGAGATAGGGCAAATCCCTTTTGAGTTTATTGGCGGTGGCAAGCTGGGGATACAGTAATTATGTCTCAGATTATAGCTATCTCGGTGATTTCGTGTCAGTTGAAAGTAAGTAATACTGACGCTCAAAATTTAAACTACGAAACTTCCGTAGTACCTGAAGCAAGCAATCTATACCAATCTCCAGAATATAATGGAGATTACCGCTCAGCCAAATATTTGGCTCAGCAAACACTGCTCAAAAACGGCAACTCACCGAGTTTAACCAAACACGAACAGTATTCGGGTTCAGGCAAAGAAAAGGGTAGCACTCTGAATGCTACCCTTTGGGATTACTCAGATGGTTCTGCTTTGGACTTCTTGCGCTGTTCAATTTTGAGTTTACGTCCGCAGGCATCCAGCACCCATGATGAAAAGTTAACTGTGGGGTTATATTCTTTTTCTCGTTCTACGCTTGCGTCAATCTGGTCAATAAGTTCATGGGGAAAGCGTATCCCCTTTGTCGCTGACTTATTATTTTTTGCTCTTGTTGCCATTAAACGCTCTCCTTTAAGTGTTATGACACCTTACACTAATCTTGAAAGGAAAAAAAGAGTTGACGTGCCCCAACACTTGGCGTTAATGTGCCCTAACACCTTACTTGCTCATGGTGTAAAAAAGGCAACGCCCCAGAGTGCTACCAACACTTCTGAGGCGTCTAACCACAATGTAAATGAGGCTTACACTATGGCATTACAACATAGTACCCAAACTCGCCCTAAATTTCAGTATCTCTTTCTCGCAGTGTGCCGTTCTGACCTGAACGCAACGCCGCACCGTGAATCAATCACTGCCCATTCCGAACAAGATGCTCGCCGCTCCCTGGCTGGTCAGTTCGTACTTTCCTTTGCTGGTCGTATTCCTGCACAGGGGGTATGCAATGCTTAAAAAATACCGTGTTGAATTTAGCGCATTAGACGCTGCTGGTGGTGCTCTCAAACTGTCATGGTGTGGTGAAGCTGAAAGCCTTGATAAAGCATCTGCCACTGTTCTCTTGGGGGCTACAGAGCGCAGGTTAAGCAACATTCAGGTCACCAGCATCATGCAGCTCCTTGATGAGGATGATATCTACCCACCTTCATACAAAGAAACTCAAGCCCTGATTGCTGAACTGATGGGCAGCCGTGGTAAGCCAATCCCTGATACCAGCGAGAATGTATCCCGCACTCGGTTACTTCGCGTTAAAGAAGGTCTGCTTCATTTGTTGACGGTTGTTATTCCTCTGATTGAGAACGAGCAGCAACGATTGCAGGTGTATTGGTGGGCTGAGGCGGTACATAACATCGTGCGATTTGAAGAGCATGACGCGAAAAATGAGCAGGGGGTGTGCAATGACTGAACATTACGAAAGACGTATAGGCAGGCTCTGTCGCAAGCTAGCTCACGCGTATCTTAGCCATCTCCTGAAAGACAGCGGAAGACCGGTGGCTTATGTCAACACTGAAGATGGTCGTCGGGTATCAATCACGCTTGATGTTGACTCAACAGCAATCTGCATCTGGAAAGGTCTGGTTATTCCCGCAGAGAGGCAATATCTAGGGAAGATGGGGAAGTCGTTCGCCATCCATATGCTGACTATTTGTTTTGCTGATGAAGAGATCAGTGCTGAAGGACTGGATGTGATGAAAAACGTCCTTGCTGATGGTGTCGTGTCATTTTATGCCCGGGAGAAAAACTGATATGGCTAATAAAACTGAACTGGCAATGGTTGCGGCCAAAGATTTGCAGGTTATTGAGTATCGTGGGCAGCGCGTGGCAACTACTGAGCAGCTTGCGGCTGGATATGGCACCGATGTGAATAACATTAATGTTAACTATCACCGGAACCAAGACCGTTTTATCGAAGGTAAGCACTATTTTGATGTTCAAGGTGATGAACTTCGTGAAATGAAGAACTGGGTATCTTTAAGTAATGCAGTTGGGAAACGCGCTCGTAACTTGCGTCTCTGGACGGAACGCGGTGCGGCCAATCACGCGAAGATGTTAGAAACGGATCAGGCGTGGGACTACTTCAATGACCTCACCGAGTTTTATTTTTCTCGACGTGATGCATTGCCAGCACCTGCAACCATTCCCGACCTCAGTCGTCTGGAAATCCTTCAACTGGCTATCGACTCCGAGCAAGGCCGCTTAGCTGAAAAGCAACGCGCCGATAAAGCTGTTCGCACCAAAGGTCAGATTAGCCGGAAACGTGAAGCCAGCGCCCTCGGCAAACTAAGTGCCGCGACTCGCAAATGTCGTGTACTGGAAGAACGGCTGGGGGAAAGTACAAAGCATGCCACGGTGAAAGCGGTGGAGAACGTGACTCACCTGAAGTTCGCATGGCATCCGCTGCGCAAATGGTGTCTTGAGAATGGCTTTAAACCTGAGATTGTGCCGGATCCACAGTATGGCTCTGTAAAATCATGGCCTCGCGAAGCATGGCTGGCAGTACATAGCATCAATCTGTCCGATGTTATGGGGGTGACTCATGGATAAATTAGCGCCCTGCGAAGTTTCCGATCTTCTCAGTGAAATTGCTTCAATTTTAAAAGTCAGTTCAATGCTAATTGCTAGTGAGGATGGTAACGACACGGGTTATGAACTTCTTTGGATCGCTCAGGAACGCGCTGAAAAAGCGGCGAAAAATATTAAGGGGGTGAATTATGGGCCAGCCACAGCCAAATGATCGTTACAAAGACAGTCATGGCTCATTGGTCACTGTCGATTCCGTTGCCTTTAATCGCGTTACCTTTAGCCGTGACGGATATTCATCGCCCTGCATTATGCCGCTGGCACGGTTCGTTACTGAATTTACCTTTATCGGGAGAGCATAACCATGAAAGCCAGTGAATCAGTACCTCTGGATATTGCCACGCATAAGGCTGGTCAATTAAATGCTCTCTTGCTGTTGATGTTTGAATCCAATGTTGAATTAGATACTACTGACGAAAAGGAATTACTAGGTCTAGCACTGGATCTCGCCGGGCCAGTTGCGGTTCATTTGCTTGAGCGGGAGGCCGGACAAAATGGAACGCCTTGATAAAGCCAGTAGCTAAATGCCCTGTATTTAATTAGTTAGCATTCCAACATCTCAAAAATAACAGCCATCAGGCTGGGGACTCGCTCGGCCTGATGAAAGTAAAGGATATATTTATGACGAACCTGAATCATTCAATCGAATTAAATCGTAAACATATTGCAGTGGCATTTATCGCTTATTGTCAGAAACGAAATAGAGGCGAATCCATTGCCAATGTCATTATTAATTCTAGAAAGGTTGTTGTTCTGGAAAATTTAACTGAGGCAGCAATTTGTAATTGCCTAATACATTCTCTGGAAGTGCTTTGTTTTCAGGAATTCGGGCGTGATGACGGCTCGCGGATCCTTGTGGAAACCTACACTCAGATGCTGAGTAAGGATAACAGTAAATTGACACCGCACGGCGTCGAGACAATGACGGAAGTCATGAAGGCTACAGTCGTAGAGACTTTGGCTAATCCTCACGATAACCGGCATGGGCTGGTATTCAGTCAGGACGGTGCAGCATGAAGCCATCCATCGACATGATCCGTGAAGTTACGGCTCAGGCCACCAACCGTTGGCGCGATATTCTTGGTTATCTCGGTATTGATGTACCGGAACGACCTCGTGACCATTCTGCTTGTCCGGCATGTGGTGGCAAAGACAGATTCCGATTTGATGACCAGGATGGGCGTGGGACCCATTTCTGTAATCAGTGTGGTGCCGGTGATGGGCTTGAGCTGGTACAGAAAGTTAAGCAATGCACATCCACTGAGGCGGCAATCATGGTAGCAGACGCATTGGGAATGGACCCAGATTCACGAGTGTCTGCGCCGGTGCCTGCTAAATATGTAAAACAGCCGGTACAACCCGGTATCCCAATAGCGGATAAGGTTGCGGAGCTGGTGGCGAAAACGGTACCTGGCGAATCTCAGTACCTACTTAATAAGGGGCTTTCAAGCCCCTCTAAAGCCCTATTGAGTGACGGTTCTTTGTTACTGGTGCTGCAAACAATGGAGGGTGAGGTAACGGGTGCGCAGGTGATTAAGCCTGATGGCACCAAGCGACTGATATCCGGCACCATCAAGAAAGGTTCATTCATTCCAGTGAGACTTCCAACTGCACTGAATGATGAGCTGGTTGTAACGGTGTTAATTGCTGAGGGTAATGCAACCGGCGTTACAGTTTCGTTACTGAGTGATGGGGTTGTGCTGGCTGCTATTGATGAAGGGAACCTGATCCATATAGCGAAAGCCAGCCGGGAACGTTGGCCTGATGCGAAAATTATCATTGCTGCTGATAATGACCTTAAACCCGGTGAAAAGAATGTCGGGAGGGAGTCTGCTGAGAAAGCTGCTACTACGGTGAATGGCTGGGTTGCCTTACCACCAATAGATCATAAGGCCGATTGGGATGATTACCGTCAGCAGTATGGGCTGGATACGAGTATTGCTGCATTCGCAGATTCCCTTTATCAACCACATAGCTTACTTGAAGAGGAGCCTCCGGTAGCGGAGCCTCAGGATGTCAGACGTCCCTATGTCGATGAGCGTAAAGGTGGCATGTATTGGGTTGAACCCAAACTGGATAAAAGTAACGGCAATATTACGGAAAGAGAAAGCTGGCTGAGTGACCCGATATCCGTTGCGGGGATAGGTGAAGACGAGAACGAGCGGTATCTGATCCTCTCCTGGACGCCGGAGGGTAACAGTACCGAACGTTCAGAAGCTTTACCCATGCGTGACATTGGCGAGCGGGAAGGTTGGTCGCGGCTGCGGGCTGGTGGTTTATCTATCACAGCCAAAAGTGGATTACGGGCAATACTGGCTGACTACCTGCAACGCAGTGGAGAGCGACAGCTTTGGACAGTTGCCAATGCTACTGGCTGGCAGTGTGGGGCATACATCATGCCGGATGGTTCGGTGATTGGCGCACCTGCAACCCCGGTACTCTTTAATGGTCGCTCATCGGCGGCAAAAGGCTACACCACCAAGGGGACCCCAGAGAGTTGGCGCAATAATGTAGCCAAACTTGCTCGAGGTAATCCCTCCATGATGTTGGGTATTGCCTGCGCCTTTGCTGCTCCGCTGATTGGTCTGGCTGGTGCGGATGGTTTTGGTGTTCATTTATTCGGTGGTTCCTCCGCAGGTAAAACCACGACGGGTAATGCGGCTACCACAGTTTATGGAGAACCCGAAGCATTGAAGTTGACGTGGTACTCAACAGCGTTGGGCTTGGTAAACGAAGCAGCGGCGCACAATGACGGTTTTATGCCACTGGATGAGATAGGGCAAGGCAGCAATAAACGCGCAGTTGCTGATGCTGCTTACGCTTTGTTTAACGGCGTCGGCAAAATTCAGGGGGCCAAGGAGGGCGGTAATCGGGATGTGAAACGCTGGCGCGCAATGGCATTCAGTACCGGTGAAATCGATCTCGAAAGTTATATCCGAGCTGATGGAGGCAAAGTGAATGCCGGTCAACTGGTGCGGTTATTAAATGTCCCTATTACCAAAGCAACTGAATACCACGGCTATAAGGACGGTAAAGCGCATGCAGATGCTATGCGAGATGCCTGTAAAGACCACTACGGTGCGGTAGGGCGGGCATGGATAAAATGTCTAGCTAGTCAGAAAGAGGCGGCAGCGCAAGCTGTCAGGGATGCGGAACGTCGGTGGATAGCATTATTACCCGATGAAGCCAGTGAGCAGGTACGCCGTGTTGCATCGAGGTTCGCCATACTGGAAGCCGCTTTGCTGCTTTCCAAACACCTTACCAGTTGGAGTGAGCAAGAGTGCCGTGACGCTTTACAACATGGCTTTAATGCATGGGTTAATGATTTTGGTATGGGTAATCGTGAATCAAAAGCATGGGCGGAACAGGCTGAATCTTTCTTGCAACGCTTCGGTTATAGCCGTTATTTACCACACCCTGAAACGGATCCGCGAGATTTACCAATAAAGGATTTGGCGGGATATCGAGAGAAAAAGCCGGGACTCGATACATTGGTATTTCATACTTTTCCCTCAGTCTTTCGAAACGAGATTGCCGTAGGTGCCAATGCGGTGGCTTTTGCTCAGGCTCTCGTGGATGCCGGTATGTTGGATAAACCGAGCAAGGGGATCACTAAGAAAACGCTCAGAATTGACGGTAAGCAGCCTCACTTCGTGGTGCTCATGATGCCAGATGATTTGGAGGAATAAGCAGATCGCCTCCATTTGAACTGACCTGAATCGGATAAATCATTCTCTCTGGCGGGGTATTACACCAATGCTCTGACAGAGAGTAAAAGAATACAGGGTATGCATATCATGAGAATGACAAAAGAATTACGTGCTGAGGTATTTCGGCTTAAACAATCAGGCATCGGTTATAAACGGATAGCCGATATGACTAATTTGAATTTGAGCACGGTCAAAAGCGCCTGTAAGCGGTCTGGGTTATTTGCTGATAATCCAGAGCATGCAGCGATGTTTGAGATACCAGAGAAGCAATACAGTACCGCACTTATCGTGCCAAAGCCGTTACCCGTGCAGCGGCGTATTACGGGAGACAGGCAGACTGATGCATATTTGTGGGTGTTGGAGGTTATTAATACCGGCGAACCGGGAGATATTGCGGCGGCAGAGGAAGCCTTGCACAAACTGACTATCACCCCCAAAGATGCTCGCGATAATTACACCCGTTATCTGGAGGCGAATGGTGCGGGATGGACTGCCAGTTTTTCGACAATGATGATGGGCGACCCACAGCATTATATCGACCGAGCCAGAACACAATATTCCCGCGCAGCAGAGGTCAGGGGAACATTCGGCAGCTATGAGGCGGCACTGGAACTCACCAGAGCTGAACAACTCATGGATATGGTCTGTGGTGATATCTATGATGATGATTTTGGCTGGACACCTGAGGAAAAAAAGAAGGGATGTATTGAGGGTAAGCGAGTTACTGATGTATGGGGCCTGCGAGCGGAAGCGTCAAAGGGTTTCGCTGGGGTTTTACCAGAGCCTCATACGCTCTCTGATGTCGTAAGGGAGTTTCAATATTGGCAATGGTTATATACGGTTCGTAATGCTGCTTGCAAAGAAATGGACCCTGGTGGATATGGTTATGATTGTGAGGGGCCTATATCTGACCGTGAAACCTATCTTGATAAGAAGCTTGAAATCATCCGCCCTCGCCATCAACGAGAGGCACTGGATGTATTGAAATGGTATTTGCAAAGTGAGCGACACCAGGATTTTATTGGCTCAAATAGTGATGCGGTATATCTGAATTTGATAGGCGTGCATGAGTGCGTATAGGGGATGCAAAAGCAGAAGCATTGAAATAGACGGGGATCTGGTGATGAATGCACCTGTAACAAACGACTTTGTTAAAAAAATCAATTAACGTCGCCTAACGTGCCGCCGTTGTGGCAGATATTACCGTTATTTACTCATTTATCGTTACGATTTATGGTAATATATCTACATAGCTAATCAATATAAATAGTGAGTCGTATATTAAATACGGCTCGCTTTTTTTTTGGGTAACGTTCAGAGATTCAGAGGGGTATCCATAATATGCGTGATATTCAATTAGTATTAGAACGCTGGGGCGGTTGGGCAGCAAATGAAGATAGTGGCGTAGGTTACTCCCCCATTGCAGCAGGATTTAAAGGTCTGTTACCTAGCACTACAAAGTCGCGGTTATCGTGCTGTGATAATGATGGCCTGCTGGTAGATGCGGCAGTAGGCCGACTGAAGAAAGCGGGACGAAATGAAGATTATGATCTGATAGAACAGCACTATAAAAAAGGGATATCAAAATCAGCAATTGCTCGGAAACAGAAGTGCTCTGAGGGAAAAATCAGACTCAAACTCATGATGGCCGAAACCTTTGTTGATACTTGCCTGATTATGGCGGGTGCCAGATTAGAAATGGATGAGTGGACTCATAAGGCTGATAGTACAAAAACTGTATCAGACTTGTTCTGACAATGTTCTGTAGCAACTAGTGGATAAGTATGGGCGTCGGCTAAGAGCGAACAGCGGAAGATAAGTGCTTGCTGAAGACATAAGCACTTTTGCATCCATAGTGGTCATAAAATAATAAATATTATATAGAGTGTATTGCTTTTAGTATGGGTCCATCTCTTTCATTAACGCCGTCTTGATATATTTTTACAAGAGGTCAGCTCATGGCTATCTGCGAGCAGCTCGTGTATTTCGTTGGGAGATAGCGAACTGGAAAGAAGTACGCTGACCCAGTGCTCTTTGTTCATGTGATAAGCGGGTAAGATGCCATCTTTTTTACGCAATGAGCCGATGTATTCCGGCCTGACTTTCACTTCGAGTATATCTAACTCATCATCCGTCTTCAGACCCAGCTTAGTGCCAGGGACATTCATCACGATACCGAACCATTTCTTTCCATCGTGATGCCGAAGTACTGCATAGCTCGGCAGCTTGCTCCAGAGATATTCGGGCTCAGATTTAAAATGCTCCCGTGCGTAGCTGAATAACTCCTCTCTTTTCATGATTTTTCTCGCATCATTACTTAGTTTATATTTTACTCTGGAAGTTATAATACCGCGTTCGTGCTTATATTAGCCAACCAATCCGATTCGTAGCTCATGTTCATATTCCCTTCACGAAGGGATTGTTTGTAGCGCGGATGTTAGCGTCAATCTCCCAGTCTCGATAAAACGGCTCAGTTTCATGGTTTAGCAGCTCGATTACCAGGCTCAGATTATCGCCTTTTTGATACAGGCGAGCCAGATGGCGTGCGCGGCTGTTTTGAAGACCCAACAAGACGCGCAATCGGCGATTTTCGATCATAAGCGGCTCAGTTGCGCGCCGAACATCACCCGACGCCTTAGCTTTTGCAAAAACAGCGTTCATGTACGTCATATAACCGGCGAAGGCGGTAACGAAGCCAATAATCCATAACATATAGACTGGGATAAACATGCTTTTTCCTTAGTGGGTAAACATCAACATTGCAAAAATAACGTCTGGTCTCATCCTAACGCGCTGAAGGGCGAGGTTAATTTAGAATGCCAGTTCCTAGCACCGAGCTGACTGAGTCCAGAGTACAATGGGTACCAGAATAAGTATGAAAGAATACAAAAATCGTATAAAAAGCTATTCGTTACGAATTTTACCTATTATTCTGCTAAGAGTGGTTACTTTGTCACGTAGCTTACATAATTAAAAAGACCTCGCTTCGGCGGGGTTTTGTCGTTTCTGAGGCTTACATTAGCAGGGTGAATAATCTGAAAAATAACCTTGTTGATGGTGTGTTTATAAATTGATGCGTAGAATTCGCGCTCTACCGCCACTAGCTCAGCTGGATAGAGCCGATAACCATTGCTGTTGTAGGTGCGAGGTTCGAGACCTCGGTGGCGGGCCAAATAATAAGTAGGCTGGGTTTAAGTCGATGATGGGATACCCTGAGATGTCCAGCTTGCTTACTCATGTTTGGCCCTTTAGCTCAGTTGGTTAGAGCGCGCGACTCATAATCGCTCGGTCGCTGGTTCAAGTCCAGCAAGGGCCACCAGTGCGGTCATCGTATAATGGCTATTACCTCAGCCTTCCAAGCTGATGATGCGGGTTCGATTCCCGCTGACCGCTCCAAATTTTAAGGCTCACTTCGGTGGGCCTTTTGTATTTGAAAGATATGCGGTCAGCATGTGGTAGGTGTTGACGCCGGAACCGTAACCGGCTTCAAAAATGATAAGCCCCGATATAAGTCAGGGCTTTTTGTTTATGGAATGGGCGGTAAAAGGGGCTGGCAAATGATTTCTGTAGATCTGCAGTTTAAGCTTGCGAAAGAAAACCCTAAATCAGGTCCTATCAACTCTAATGATTATATAATTTATAACCGTTGTGAAGGATACAGTTTAGGGCGAGCAGTGTTTGATGATAGTGGTTGCTTCCTGTACTTTTCCGTAAGTTGCGCAGGGGAGGCTGTCCCTTATCTTCCTGAGTATTATGACTTGTGGGCGCATCTGCCCAGCAGCCTCAAGCAGGGAGCGATTCCATAAATTCTTTGAATAATTTTTTATCTTTATTACTCACGAATTTTTGCATATTTAAAAGAAGTCGTAGGGGCTTAAGATTTTCTTGAGTCATCAGTATGTTTGCTTTACTTACTCGGTCTAGGGTGAAGGTAAATCTTTCCTCCAGTCGGGATACTTTAATACCAAGTGTTGTTACTGCTCGTTCTGACATAGTGTCTGGGTTACACCCATCCAATTGCTCTAGTACGGTCTTAATATCTCTTTCATAAATCAATGCGATATCATTATCATTAAGTAAACACTCTGGATGGCGTACTATTCCGATAACAACATTTTCAAACTGAGGCTTTCTGTTTGCGGGGGACTCTTCGTTTTCGTTTACTGTTGTTTTTTGTGACATTACATCGAGTAAGTCAGCCTCTTCCTGACTCCTTTTTCTTGATATTATGACTCTTCCATCACCGGACCCGGCCATTTTCTTAAGTGTAGCATAGGCAGATCGCCCAATGATTCTGGTGTCCTTCATATCCATTATTCTATGTGCTACATCGCTAAGTGATGGGGGGCCTGCTTCAAGTTGCGCTTTAAGCTGATAGAAGTGCCATATATTGGCTTTTGCTTCTTTTAATGAGGTTAACAGCCGGTGGTAAGTGGCCTTTTTATTGATTTCAACAGCTAGATTTTCAAATTCGATACCAAAAGCCTCCGAACCACAAATGTGTCCTAGGTTGGTCTCAGCACCAGTTTCTGTAACTACCAAATACCCTTTGTAATGCGGGGTGCGACAGCTTTTTTTACCGCAGGATTTTTTCTCTGGAAGTTCGTAATAGCCGAAGACATCGAGCAGTTTTTCATTAGTTAAATCAAGGAGTTCATGAAATGATTCTCTTTCTTGGATATCCTCCCAATGCTTAAGTTTATCAAAGCTGTTGCCATTTTTTATGAAGATCATAATAGCCCTTATTTTGTGGTGTATAACGGGAATTACAACGGTTCAATATTCATCCACTCGCGATTACAGGTCTTTTTATTCCCTTATTTCAATTATGGGTATTTGCAGAATAGCACTTCCAAGCAGTAGTAGTAACAATTGGACACATGCACTGCGTATGATTGTTTTCCGCACACTTTAGATGCCTCCAATTGGTGGTCTTTTTCGTTTTAGCCCATCAGTCACCCAATCAACTCCACACACACTATTAACAGATGAATGGCTGCACTGGTGGGCTAAATTCTTCGGGTCGTAAGTGAGTATTTTGCTAAGCATTAAAGCCTATTGAGCGTACTGCTATTTTTACTCCAACTGACAACGCTTCGTTAACTAATGTTCGAAGTATTTCTTTTGCGCCAGACTTGGACGCTACGGCAATCTGCTTCCCTAGTGGCAATGATTGATGCGTAAGACTTGAAGGCGTTGCCTTGAGAACTTCCAATCCTTTTTCTGTCAGGATTAGATCGAAAAACTCATTGCTACTGTTCTGAGTCATTTTGAGATAGCCCACACTAGCCAGCCAAATGACAGAATAAACAGCTATGTTTGCTTCGTTATCCATTTCCGCGGGAAGGCCTGAGCTGTTGTATAAGTCTGGAACGCCGAGAACATCCCCGATATTAAGATCTGTTGGAACGGGAAATGACTCATAGAGTATTCCAAATACGCGCCCTACGTACTCATCAAACTGATTGATATTGGACATGAATATGAACGAATCCTTATATAAGAAAGAAGAAGAAAAAGCGGCCTTGATAAAAGAGCTTCGCCATACCATCACCGCGCAACTAACAGGTGAGATGGACTGGGTAAGAACACGGGCATTTTGGGCCGCGAGATTACCAGGTATACCTTCCGATATCTTGGCAGAGGCTCTTACCGCCGCTATCACAAAAGGTTCTGTGTTAGTGGCATGTTCAAAGCGGTAAACCAAGATAACACCATCATTTGAAGTGATGAAATAACAGACAAGTAATTGTGAGGCTGCGCTAATGCGTGGCTTTTTTATTTCTACTACACGCCCAGCCCGTATGGGAGGGGGAGATATGAAAATGCATAACAACCCTGACCTTATGGACATCATCACCAAATGGATAGCCGCACATCGCCTCGAATTTTGCTATGGCGGTATCGCTGGGATTATTGCCTGGTTACGTGGACGGTATAACGAAAAACCGTGGCGTAGATGCTTTCTCGATGCGCTGATGTGCGCCGCCATAGCGTTTGCAGTGCGGGACGTTCTTGATTTCTTCGGGTTATCGACAGACCTCGCCTATATATCGAGCGTCATTATTGGTTATCTCGGTACGGATTACTTATCCAGCTTATTTAAATGGAAAGTAACGGGCCGGCCGATTGAAGAAGGGAAGGGTAATGACAAGTAATTTCAGATTCAGCCAGCGGAGTGAGGGTAATCTCAAAGGGGTTAAGGCTAATCTGGTGAAAGTGGTGCGCCGCGCCCTTGAGCTATCGACCGTTGATTTCGGCGTTATCGAAGGAGTCCGCACGGTAGAACGGCAAAAAGAGCTGGTGGCCACTGGTAAGAGCCAGACCATGAACAGCCGTCATATCTCTGGCAATGCGATTGACCTGCTCCCCACAGGTGCCGACTGGAATGATTATAAATGCTGGTTGCCGGTATTGGATGCCATGCACCGTGCTGGTAAAGAGTTGGGCGTTAAGCTGCGTTTCGGTATCACCTGGACTGATAACCCGAATGACAAGCCCGCTAAGTTTCTGGACGCGCCTCATATCGAGATACCCGCATGACTTGGCTAGTCAGTAATTGGAGAACTGTATTTGTGGCGTTGGTTATTCCGGCATTCCTTTTCCTGCTTCTTAATCGTAATCACCTCTCAAATCAGGTCGAGAAAAGAGAAGCAGAGCTGGTGACCGAGCAGGCGACTAACGTTGCGCTGGGTAACATCATTGATGCTTACGGTGCCAACGATGCCGCCAACCGCGCCGCCACCGCCCGTCAGTTAGATAAAGAGAGGAAGCTACGCAATGAAAGTGAAGATCGGCTCCGGCGTTTCAAAGCTTCGGCGGCGAGTGATGATTGTTCTATCAAGCCTCTGCCTGACGCTAGCATTGTCATCCTGCAAGAATAGCCCATCGCATAAGTCAGCCGAATTGATCCAGTTGTGGCCCCCAGAATCAGCATTAACTCAATGTGAAGTGCCGGAGTTCGTCGGTACCACTTGGGGCGATAGTGGGCTGTATGCGTTGGTTTTGAAGCGTGAGTTGCGGATCTGCAAGGGACGGCTCGATGAGGTTATTGGGTGGTGGGATAATATGGGGAAGCAAAGAAAATAGTATGATAATGCTATCAAAAACAATGAGGTGACATTAGACCTTGCTGGAAAGTAATAGCATTATGGCTACAGAGTAGGAGATTTTTACATTGAACTGATAGCATTTTACTACTTGTAGTAATACACTTCGTTTCATAGTATTTCTGTATCAAACTTGAACATTTTAAGATGCAATGATTAGTTCATTGCATTTTTTGTCTGTAAAACAACTTCGAAGAAGAACGAATGATAGCTCCTAAGCCAAAATCTGCTGAGTTGATTGAGTTGCTAACCCCATCATTGATTGAGGGGGAAAACTTTCTGAGCGAATTTGAGGCTAGGCGCGTGATAGCTTGCGCGAAACAACTTCCTGATAGATATCAGGGGATTTGTATTGAAGGTTTGGTAAGGATTATCTGTGGAGATATTGAAGAGGGGAGTTCTCTTTGTGAGCGCTCACTTCTTTTAGCTCCGCATGAAAGTGTAACGTGGACTAACTATGCGCTAGCATTAGCAAATAAAGGGTTGCACAGCAAACAAATCGAAATTCTTAAACGTGCTATTGAGGTTATTCGTAATCCAGTTCTAATCTCAGATATCCTCGTAATTGCAACTTTCTGGGTTGATGTAGATTTATTAAACAAGGTGGCTCCAATGTTTGCAGCAATGGAAATCAAGCCTAATGATTCATGCGAGGCTGCACTTCGTAACTTAGATAAAATCTTCAATTTAGGAGAGCGAGCTAAGGATGTCGAAGATGTAGCTAAAGCTGTTATGAAAGTTGCTGAAAAACATAATCTTCCCGCAATAAGTAGCCAATTAGGTGATGATGGTTACGGAATGATTGCGTTTAGTTTTACTGTAGACACTGATGATATTAATTTTATATCCACTCTAAATGATGAGTTGTACGAAGAAATGATAGAGCATGGCTTGGAAACAAGTAATTGCATCGGCTATTTTGAACCAAAAGGTGAGTAATGGCTGTTAATTATGATTGCTTCATGGAACTTGCAAAGACTTCTATGACTAATTCTGGTGAGCAGTGGACTCGTAACGCAGTGAGCCGGGCTTACTACTGTATGTTTCATTCTGCTCTTAGGGTAGTAAATGGCAATGTTCCTTCCCACGATAAGGAAGGTTATAAACTATCCGGGGGAACTCATGCGCGTTTTTTCGATTACCTTTGTGATGGCGCTGCTGCAAAAGATTATCAACTTGACCCTGTGGTGCTGAAGAAGTTAGGTCTAAAATTAAAAGCATCTCATTACCAAAGAGTTATAGCTGACTATAAGCTTCATCTAAAAGTAAATAAAATTACAGCACAAATACTCATCAAAGACGCTGAAGAAGTCGAGAAAATAGTATCCGAAATTACTAATAGCGAAAATTGATTATTATTAACTGACTGTCTTCTCCTATTTTTTAATACGTAAAAGATAGCCATTGATCTGCGCTGTGGGTTAATGGCTTTTTTATTGAGACATTATCAATGACATTCTATGAATACTATTGATAATGCACATCCCAAGCCACTGGCCTTATAAGCTGGTGGCTTTTCTATTTACGGATAGATCATGGCAACTCTTAAGGATTTATCTAATCAGTTCCAGCAGATTAAAAAGCAGCTCCCTTTTGCTGCTGCTCAGGCACTAACAAGTGTTGCTCGCCAGATTGCAGCCGCTCAGAAGGTGGGTATGCAGCGCAATCTGGATAATCCGACACCTTTCACCGTTAATTCTGTCGGCTCGTTTGGTGCCCGCAAAGACCGATTACAGGCCAAAGTGTTTGTGCGGGATATTGCTGCGAGCTATCTCGAACCGTTCGAGTTCGGCGGACAGCACAAGCTTAATGGTCAGGCGCTACTTAACCCTAAGAACATTAAGTTGAATAAGTTCGGCAACTTAACCCGTAACAAAACGCAGCAGCTTAAAGCTAAAGAAAATGTGTTTGTAGGTGAGGTGAATGGCGTTAGTGGTTTCTTCCAGCGTAAGAAAGGGAAGAAAAGCAAAAAGGTTAAGAAGCGTCAGAAGCGCTCTCCTAACGGGGTGCATCGCGCCAGAGAGAAACAAAGAGCACCTAAGCTGCTGATTCAGTTTGGTGACGCATTGGCAGTTAAACCAACGCTTGGATACTTCGACCGAGCGAATGCGATGGCACAGGCTTTGATGCCTGGCGCGTTAAGCCTGGCAATCGAGCAGGCGTTGAAGACTGCAAAATAGAGAGTTATATGACAACCATTCTCATCTAGAAAAAAATGGGTCCTTCCTGAGACCTTTGTAATGTACGGGCATTGCGCGCCCCGTTCTGCGTCTAGCTTTCAACTTTTGAAATTTGGGTAACAGGTAACAACTGAGGTAACACATGAACCAGTCAGATTTTGCCAAACTTCACAATGTCAGTCGAAAGACGGTTACGGCGTGGAAGGCGCGTGGGTGGCTGGTTTTAGCGGGTGATGACATTGATGTCGAGGCATCAAATGCCAACATTGAGCGCTTTCGGAAAACTGTTACCCGACCAGAGAAAAAAGTTGCAGGTAACACGCAGGGTAACAAAGCAGGTAACAAGACGGGTAACAGAGCCAAAGGTAACAGATCAGGTAACAGACCTGATAAAGATCCGGTGGATTCTCCCGCAGACGTTGTGAAGAAAATGATTGCTGAAAGCGGCGTCGAGATGACAATCGATGAAGCCAGGGAAATGAAAGAAAACTTTCTGGCGCTGCTCACTCGGTTGGAATATGACATTAAATCAGGTCAGGTACTTCCTTACAAAGAGATGATTGAGGCGGTAGGTAGCGAATACTCACGTATGCGCACCCGCCTGATCGCCATCGCTCCCGAACATGGTCCCCGCTTGCGGGTGCTGGCCTCAACCACTAACGATGCGGAGTTTGTTGCAGCACTGCAAGAGGTGGTTTATGAGGCAATGGAGGAGCTAAGCCTTGATAACAATAACAACGGAGAGAGCGGTTGACCCTGCCGCCTGGCAAAACTTCTCCACTGAACTGCATCAGCGACGCAAGAACGTAAGGCCCCCTGAACCCTTATCATTGAGTGAGTGGGCTAATAAACATGCGGTATTGTCAAAAGAGACCAGTGCGCAAACTGGGCGATTTCGCTCTTTTGCTTATCAGGATGGCATTATGGACGCGGTAACTGACCCATTGGTTACTCAGGTGTCCGTTATGAAATCTGCCCGAGTGGGTTACACCAAGATACTGGATCATGTCATTGGCTATTACCTGGTACATGACCCTTCACCGATTCTAGTTGTGCAACCGCGTGTTGAGGATGCGGAGGATTACAGTAAGACTGAAATTTCCCCCATGCTCAGAGATACCCCTGCTCTTGCCGAGATATCCGGTGATCCGAAAGCCAAGAACAGTAACCAGACCATCCTTAAAAAGCAGTTTCTCAATGGTGCTAATTTAACGTTGGTCGGGGCAAACAGCCCCGGCGGTTTTCGTCGTATCACTTGTCGCATTATTGCTTTTGATGAAGTTGACGGTTACCCGATAGCGGGTGCGGGTGTTGATGGCGATCAGATAGCGTTGGGTACCAAGCGCTCGGAGACCTTCTGGAACAGAAAAATCATATTAGGTTCAACCCCAACGGTTAAAGGAATTAGCCGCATTGAGAAGGCTTACGCGGAAAGTGATCAGCGTAAATATTATGTTCCATGCCCTCATTGTGGTGAGTTCCAAACGCTGGAGTGGGGGGGGCCATCAACGCCTTACGGAATTAAATGGGATAAGGACCCTGACGGCAATGGGTTACCCGATACTGCCTATTATGTTTGCCGCCATAACGGTTGTGTGATCCATCACAACGATAAAGCCGGAATGGTTAAGGCCGGGAACTGGTTAGCAACCATGCCATTTAAAGGACATGCGGGGTTTCATATTTGGGCGGGATACAGCCTTTTCCCTAACGCCGCATGGAAATATCTGGTTGCTGAGTGGTTGCGGGTTAAAGATGATCCTCTGATGCGTCAGACATTTATTAACCTCGTGCTGGGTGAACCCTATGAAGACCGCGGTGAGAAATCCCTCAGTGAAAAAAGCCTGGCAGAACGTTGTGAGGTCTATTCTGCTGAAGTCCCCGACGGTGTGGCTGTATTAACTGCGGGTATTGATACACAGGATGATCGGCTAGAGATTGAAGTTGTGGGCTGGGGGCGGAATGAAGAGAGCTGGTCTGTTGCTTTCGATGTTATCGAAGGTGATCTGCAAACTGACGAACCCTGGTTACGGCTTGACGCCTATCTAAAACAGAAGTGGCGCAGAGCTGACGGCCGTGGTTTTACCATCATGGCAGCCTGTCATGACTCTGGTGGACACCATACCCAGAAGGTTTACGAGTTCTCCAAAGAGCGCATCGCGCGGCGGATATGGGCGATAAAAGGCGAATCAGCCAGGGGCGGGAAACGCTCCCCCGTCTGGCCAACAAAGCGCCCATCTTCTCGGTCAAAATCGCAGTTTAAACCCATTATTCTGGGTGTTAACGCGGCCAAGGACGATATTCGATCTCGCCTTCACATGGAGCAACCGGCAGTCGGCACCTCTTCTGCGGGTTATATGCACTACCCCGTAGATCGGGATCTGAACTATTTCAGTCAATTACTTGCAGAGCGTTCGGTCGTTAAAACAGCAGGAGGGCAACGTTACCGCGTATGGGAGTTATTACCTGGACGAGCAAACGAGGCATTGGATTGCCGCGTTTACAGTTATGCGGCGCTGAAAGGATTGTTGCATCTTGGGCTTAATCTTAACCAATTCGCAGACAGTATATTAAATAATCCCGATAAATTACTCCCTCCGTCGGAAACACCAGAAGATAAACCTAACTACCGTTTTGCGGGTGTTGTTATCCCTGAGTCACAACCTTCCACACCCAAAAGAATCGCCAGACGGCTGGCTTAAGGATTTCTATGTTCAACGCAAAAACCAGTCTGCTGGCCGGTACGATGACCCGCGCTCAGTTAGAGGCTGCATTAAATCAGGCACAGCAAGCCTATATTGAATTATCCGCCGGGTCGAAAGGGGTGTCGTTCTCCTATGCGCAAGGGGATGGGACTCGTTCAGTAACATATCTTCAGACCAACATTGGCCAACTCATGGGGTTAATTCAACTCCTTCAGGCTCAGTTGGGCATTGTTCCACGTCCGCGCAGGGCGTTAAGGCCACGTTACTGATGAAAAACCCAGTAAGGATTTTAGGTCCTGACGGTAGCCCCTTGCCGCCATCCAAATCAAGGGCATCAATGCTGAGTGGCTCCAGAGGCGTTCCCTATGATGCTGCTGACCAATTCAGTGACACCATGGCAAACTGGCAACCGTCATTGTGGTCGCCGGATAACGAAATTAATACCTCCCGCGATCAGGTGGTTGCCCGTGTTCGCGACATGGTACGCAACGATGGTTGGGCCTCGGGCAGCGTTACCCGCATTTTGGATAATGCCGTGGGGGCGTCTTTCCGCCCGCTGGCCAAAGTTGATTATCGGACGCTGGCACTGATGACCGGGAATCCTAAATTTGACGCGAAATGGGCTGATGAATATGGGCGGGCCATTGAATCAGGCTGGCGAATTTGGGCGAATGATCCAAACCGTTATTGTGATGTGGAAAGAAAGAAAACCGTCGCTCAACTGTTACGCCTTGGATTCCGCCACAAACTGACTGACGGTGATGCGCTCTGCGTCATGCAATATCGCCCTGACCGCCTTGGCTACGGTCGTGCGCAGTACGCCACGACCATGCAGATCATCGACCCGGATAGATTAAGCAACCCTCAGCAAAATTTCGACATGCTGAATATTCGCGGTGGGGTAGAGATTGATGAGGATGGGGTGCCCATTGCTTACCACATTCGCAAAGCGCACATAGGCGACTGGTGGAGCGGTAAAGAGACCATGACGTGGGAGCGTATCCGGCGAGAAACTGACTGGGGTCGCCCCATTGTCATTCATGACTTTGACAGTGACCGGGCCTCTCAGCATCGGGGGATCAGTATTTTCACCCCCATCGTTCAGCGGCTGAAGATGCTGATTAAGTACGATGAGGTCGAATTACAGTCGTCGATTCTGAACTCCATTTTTGCGGCCTTTATCACATCACCTTATGACCCGGGTTTAGTAGCTGACGCCCTTGATACGGGTGAGGAAGTTAACCGATATCAAGACATGCGACGCGAGTATCACGACGAAAAACGCCTGTCACTACAGGGTGGCGCACGTATTCCGATACTGGCTCCCGGTGAGGAAATGACCACCCTCAACGCGGTTCGACCAACCAGTAACTTTGTTGCCTTTGAAAGCGCAGCGTTGCGGAACATCGCCGCGTCATTGGGGATTTCTACCCAGCAACTGACCCAAGACTGGTCTGATGTTAACTACAGCTCAGCCCGTTCCGCCATGTTGGAAGCGTGGAAAACCCTGACCCGCCGCCGCGATGACTTCGCGGCAGGGTTCGCTCAGCCCATTTTGTCGTGTTTTATCGAAGAACTGCATGACTTAGGTGAGGTTCCCTTACCGGATGGCGCACCTGATTTTCTCATAGCGAAAGCAGCCTATTGCCGTGCTCAGTGGATGGGTCCTGGCCGTGGCTGGGTTGACCCCGTGGCTGAGAAGAAAGGGGCCATTCTCGGGATGGAGGCGGGATTGTCTACTCTCGAAATGGAAGCTGCTGAGAACGTGGGCGAAGACTGGGAAGAACTGCTGGATCAGCGCCAGCGAGAACGTGAGGCATACATTGAGCGTGGGTTGCCTATACCTACATGGCTGCAAGCTGACACCTTTGCACCTGATCAACAACAAAAACCGGAGGCACAGTGAATCTTCCACATTTAGCCCAGCGGCTCTTTAACACCCCGCTGGCACTTCATCCGCACAAAGCTGAAGTGGTTATGGCGGCACTGACTGACCGGTTCGGCCTGACGCGTATTCAGTCTAATGCCGATTGGGATGACGATGACGATACCTTTACGCGCAAAGGGCGCGAGTGTGGTTATGACGTTATCGCCGGTATAGCACGGATACCGATAACGGGGACTTTAGTGCAGAAATTAGGCACTTTGCGACCTTATAGCGGCATGACAGGCTATGACGGTATTCGGGTGAGCTTTTTGACGGCAATGAATGATAGCGAAGTCAAAGCTATTTGCCTTGATATCGACTCGCCGGGCGGTGAAGTCGCTGGCTGTTTTGATTTGGTCGATGAAATTTATGCGGCACGAGGAGAAAAACCCATCTGGGCCATCCTGTCCGAGAGTGCTTACTCTGCTGCTTATGCGCTGGCCAGTGCGGCGGATAAGATCATCGTCCCGCGAACCGGCGGGGTCGGCTCTATTGGGGTCATCGTGATGCATGTTGACTGGTCGCAGCGCATCAAAAGCGATGGGGTACAGGTCACGATCATCACCTTTGGCAGCAGAAAAGCCGAATCAAATCCCTACGAAGCATTAAGCAAAGAGGCACAGAAAGCCATTCAGTCAGATGTTGACGAGATGGGCCGCCTGTTTGTGAGTACCGTTTCCCGCAATCGCGGGATAGCAGAGAGAACTATCAGGGACACTGAAGCAGCATGTTACCTGGCTGCTGATGGTGTGCAGTTGGGGCTGGCTGATCAAGTCGCCTCGCCTGATGCCGCATTCCGCGATTTATTAAAACTGGTTGGAGAAAACAATGGGTAAGAAAATTAAAATTCAAGGCTTTGCTCACATGTTTGGATTTGGTGCGAAAGCCACTGAAGAGAATGAAGACGATAAGGACAAGGCCAAAAAAGCCAAGGTTCGTCAGGCTGAAGAGGATGAAAAAGACCCTGAAGCCGAAGAGAACGATGACGACTCAAACGATAATCCCGATGATCAGGATAATAAGGACCCTGATGCTGAGGACGACCCCGATGATGCTGACGCTGATGAAGGGAGTGACGATGACGGCGATGATGATACCGAAGACCGTAACGTCAAAAAAGGCCGCAGTGCTGAACGCCAGCGTTGTGCTCGTATCTTTGGCAGCAAGCATGCTACTGGGCGCGGTGATTTAGCGGTCTCTCTGGCGCTTAATTCCGGCATGAGTTCTGCTGCCGTGATCCGTGTTCTTGCCTCCACCACAGCTACCGTACCTGCATCAGCTTCTCGTAAGCGGTCCTTGGATGAACGGATGCAGGCTTTTGGTAATACACAGCCCGGACAAGACACTGCCGCTACATCAAAAGGTACGTCACTGGTCAATAAAATGACCAGCCTCTATGACTCAGTAAAAGGTAAAAAATAATGGATAACTTCGGCCAAAATGCTTTTCAGCCGGGTATGCGCTCATCATTGTTCGTACCGGATCAGTTAGTTTCCGGTCCATTGCAGTTGGTGACAGATACCGGCGTTATTGCTCAGGCGGCTTTCATACATTTACGCGGTACCGTGATGGGTAAAATTACGGCATCAGGTGAGTACGTCAAGTCTGTTAAGACTGCCACCGATGGCAGTGAGGTACCTGTTGCTATCCTTGTTGATAACGTGGATACAACAACGTCCACTCAGCGCGGAGGCGTTTATCTGATGGGGCAGTTTAATCAGAACAGTGTTATTCACGATGATTCGTGGACGCTTGCTGAATTAAAAACGGCACTGCGTTCGTATTCAATCTTCCTCGAAGACAGTATTCAAGCACCCGTTTAAAACCTCATTTTCTTAATTTGCACCCAATGCCATTCATCTGGCAGGGGTTTGCTCGTCTTCAATCTTTGTCTGGCGGCTCTGGCTGCCAGCAAATTAAAAGAGATACTACATGAATATTTACGATACCAATGTGCTGGTGGGTCTGGTTCCCAACCTGAAAACAAGCCAGAACTGGTTACTCGATCGCTTCTTTCCCAATGTGGTGACCTATGAAACCGAAGAGGTTTCCATCGATGTTGATATTGGTAAACGTCGTATGTCTCCTTTCGTTTCCCCGTTAGTTGAAGGGAAGCTGGTGGAGAGCCGCAAGTATCAAACCAATACCTTCAAACCCGCTTATATCAAAGATAAGCGCGCGCCTGACTTGCGTAAACCGATCCGCCGCCAGATGGGGGAGCGCATTGGTGGGGAATACACCGCCGCAGAGCGCGAAATGTTAAACATCCAGTTTGAAATGGAAGACCAGATCGACATGCTTAACCGTCGTCTGGAATGGATGGCCGCCAGTGCGCTGACTAAATCTCAGATTACCGTGGTGGGGGATGGGTTCCCGACCACGGTCATTGATTTTGGTCGTTCCAGTAACCTGACCATTACATTGAGTGGGTCAGATAAATGGCCATTATCTGTGGCTGCCGGTGCAACAAATACTCAGCCCTCCGATGATATTGAAGACTGGCAAACGCTGATGTTGAAAGAGTCAGGATCGGTGGCCACTGACCTGGTATTTACTACCTCCTCATGGAAAGCGTTCCGTCTGGATACCACTATTAAAGACAATGCCATCGTATTCCCGGCATTAAGTCCCTTTGGTAATCAGGTTGATGCGGGGCCGCGCGTCAATAAAGGCGCGGTTTATAAAGGTCGCTGGGGTAACTTTGATCTGTGGCTGTATAACGACTGGTTTATTGACCCGCTGGACGGCATTGAAAAGCCGATGATCCCAGATGGCGCAGTATTAATGTCAGGTGCTGACCTGATGGGGACTCGCGCCTTTGGTCTCATTCTAGACCCTGCGTTTAATTACGGTCTAATGGCTTTCGCACCAAAGTCATGGATTATGCCCGACCCGGCACAGCGTTACCTGTTGATGCAATCTGCTCCACTGGTAATTCCAAGCCGAGTAAATGCCTCACTCTGTGCGACGGTGGTGTGATATGACAAAACCAGCAAAGCAACAACCGACTATCAATGAACTGGGCGGAAATCCGCCCGAGTTCGCGGATGATGATTCGACGGACGACGCTGACGAGTTGGAGGTTGTTGTCGTAAAAGGCCAGACGCTGCGACATAGCGGGGAAACTCATGTGGAGAATAGCCGTTTATTCCTGCTGCATGATGATGCTGAACGGCTGATTAGCCTGGGCGTGGTTGCTGATGTGAAAGCATTACGGCAGCAGGCGGCTAGCACTATTGGCCCCTCAATCACTGTCGATGACGGTGTGAAGATAAATCGAGGTGGCTGATGGGTGTCAACTGGGATCAGCATCTTCTTGCCCCCCTACAAGCGGTATTTGGTGACCCGGTTGATTACCGGCCTGCTGGTGGTAAGCCAACTTATACCATCAGCGGTATCTTTGATCGGGCTTATACCACCATTGACCCGCTGGATGATGGCAGCACCATTAATACCACCAATCCCGTTTTAGGGGTTAGGGACAGTGAGTTTCGTTCGCCACCTAAACAGGGGGACCGGGTATTTATTGGCATCGTTGCTAATGAACCGGTCAATACCTTATTTGCTGTAGCAGATGTTCAGCCAGACAGTCACGGCGGCAGCAAACTCATTCTGAATCGGGTGAAACCATGAATACAGCGCAAGTCAGGGAATTGGTTGTTGATGCCATCATCGGAAATACTGACGCGGGAAACCGCGTCTACTCCCCGCGTGACTGGCCAACCACTGAGGAGATGTATCCGGTTATCTTGGTGCAAACCCTTATCGAGGAAAAACAGTCATTAGGCCGCAACGCCCCGCAGTTCAACACCATTACCACGGTGCGTATCACTGGCCGGTTGCAGGAGCTTGACGGCGAAAATGAGAATGATGGGGCGAATAAGGCAGAACTGGCGCTCGAACGGTTGCGAGAACAAATTGAGCGGGCGGTGATAAACAGTTATGACCTCACTCGTCAGATACAGCAGTTTGCCCGAGTCCGCTCAACCATTGATCTGGATTCGGGTGGTGAAGGGCATATGGCTCAATTACTCATGGAACTGGATATCGAGTATTACCAAGGGCCGGAAGATTTCTACCCCATTAATGCCGACAGATTAGACGGTATGGATGTCACGATCGCCATGCCAGATGGCACTACCGAACCCGTAGTTTCAATCAACTTCCCGGAGTAAACCCATGATTGTTAAACCCGTAGCCGGTCGCACTGTACGCGACCCGGTTAAGGGCACCTTTTTGCCTGAATCTGGCGCTGAGGTTCCCGATAATTCATTTTGGCGTCGTCGCTTAAACGACGGTGATGTGGTGCGCGAACAGCCTAAAGAGGCTAAACCGGCGCCAGAAGTAACCAAAGCGGAGAAAACCAAATAATGACTATTCCCTTTACTAATATTCCGAGCAATCTTCGTACACCGCTTTTCTTCGCTGAATTTGATAACTCTCAGGCGAACACGGCAACAACGACCCAGCGCACGCTAATCATCGGTCAGATGCTGGATTCCAGTACGCTGCCTGCTGATGTACCGGTGCTGGTCTCCTCAGTGGCCACCGTGGCGGGGCAGTGTGGTGCAGGCTCCATGCTGCATGGTCAGATGGCAGCATATCTGGCGAATGATACCGCCGGAGAGATCTACATTTTGCCGTTGAGTGATGCCACCGCAATGGTTGCTGCAACAGGTAAAATCACAGTTACCACGCAGGCATCCGCGACCGGAGTTATCTCTTTGTATATCGCCGGTATTCGCGTACAGGTTGCAGTCGTGGCAACGGATGAAGTTGCTGCGGTTGCCACTGCTTTAACGGCCGCAATCAATACGACTGCATCTCTACCGGTCACGGCAGCGGCTGTAGATGCGGTGATCACACTCACCGCCAAAAACAAAGGCGCACACGGTAACACCCTTGATTTACGGCTGAACTATTTGGGTAGCGCCGGTGGCGAAACAACGCCAGATAGCCTGATACTGACATTTACACCCATGGCGGGCGGTGCGGGTGCGCCTGAACTGGATGATGCCCTGGCTAATTTGCAGGATCGGACCTTTGATTTCATTATCAATCCGTACACGGATACGGCTTCGTTGAATAAAATCAAAGAGTTTCTGTCAGACAGTACCGGTCGCTGGAGCTATGCAGAGCAGTTGTACGGTCACAGCTTCGCTGCTCAATCGGGGACTTATGGCCAACTGACGGCCGCAGGCGAATTGCGTAATGATCAGCATGCTTCTCTGTTGGGGGTAAATGGCTCGCCAACACCAAGCTATATCTGGTCAGCGGCTTATGTTGGCGCTATTGCGCAAAGTCTGCGTAACGACCCCGGACGCCCGTTACAAACGTTGGCAATCAGCGGCGTACTGGCTCCCCCACTGGCCAGCCGCTTTACCCTGACCGAGCGTAATAACCTGCTGCACAGCGGGATATCCACGGTCACGACTGCCGACGATGGCACAGTTCAAGTGGAAAATATCATTACCACCTACCAAAAGAACAAATATGGCGCGGAAGATGACAGCTATTTGCAGATTGAAACCTTATTTCTGCTGATGTTTGTCACTCGCTTCTTGCGTACTCAGGTGACGTCAAAATTTGCCCGCATGAAGTTGGCAGCTGATGGTACTCGTTTCGCACCTGGCTCAGCGATTATCACCCCAAACGTGATCCGCGCAGAATTGATCGCACAGTACCAGACGCTGGAATTTAACGGTTATGTGCAGGATGCCAAAGGGTTCGCCAAGGGATTGATTGTCGAAAAGAGCGCCAGCAACCCTAACCGTGTTGATGTGCTATGGACCGGTGTGCTGATTAATCAGTTACGTATCTTCGCTGTTCTCAATCAATTCCGCCTCCAGGCGTCAGCATAAGGATTCATTATCATGGGTGATACATCCAATCGCCTCGCCGGGACAGCGTATGTCACGGTTGACGGCCTAACCATCATGGTGGCGGGGCAATTCAAATACAGCCCGTCAAAATTCAAACGGGAAACGCTGATCGGCATGGATGGGGTGCATGGGTATAAAGAGACCTTTAATGCCCCCTTTATCTCCTGCCAAATTCGTGACAGTGGCGGCACGTCGATCAGTGATTTTAACGATCAGACTAACGTCAATATTGTCTGTGAGTTAGCCAATGGCAAAACGATTATCGGCAGTAGCATGTGGTCGGTCAATACTCAGGAAGTGGATAGCACCGAGGCGACCGCTGATATACGCTGGGAAGGTGGTACGGTATCGGTGACGGAGAACTAAGATGTCTGAATTAGAACGCAGTAAAACCATTTCACTGGTTAAACCTATCTCGCATGAGGCCACCAAAACCACCTATGAGGCCATCGAACTGAGCGAACCAACGCTGTTACAAGTGCAGCAATTCTACGATGAGCAAACTAAAAACGGTTCGCTTAGTGGCATGGGACTGCTTATTTCTCTGGTGTCGAATGTGCCACGGGAAGCCATCAAAAAAATGGCTTTTACTGACTATAAAGTCTGCGAGGTCTACATGATGAGTTTTTTAGCTTACTCCCCGCAGCCGGAGAGTGGGGTAACGAGCTAGCAGATGTGACCTATTACTATGGGTGGGGGCCAATGGATGCCTGGCTCCTGACCTATAGCCGATTGCAGTGGTGGTATCAGCAGGCCAATCGGATCAATCAAATTAAGGTGAGTAGTTATGGCTAATGCTTTTGATTTTGAACTGACCGCGACAGATCAGGCGTCGGCCTCCATTCAGCGTATCGAAGAGGCCGTTAAAAATCTCATTCCTGATCTGGATAAAACCCGTGATGGACTTAAATTAGGGGGGCAAGAATCAGTTGAGGGTATTGATGACCTCAATGCTCGCCTAAAGGGAATGGGGCAGTTTGCGCGTGAAGGTGTGCAGTTTGTCGGTGATATGGTGCCCCCGCTAAAAATGGTTGGTGAGATTGGCAGCAAGGTACTCAGGTTTGGTGCGCTTGGCGCTGTTGGTTATATTGGCGTCAAAGCCGCTCAGGGGTTAAGTGCGGCTGCTGATTCAGCCTATTCGCTTGATGTGGCGGCTAAAAATGCCGGTATGTCAGTTGATAATTTTAGCCGTGTTAGCGGTGCTATGCAGATATTAGGGGTCGATAGCGACTCTGCCCGTCAATCTGTTGAAGGGCTATACAAGACGTTTAATGACCCTTTGTGGGCACGTAATGACACGACACAAGCGTTGCTTGCTCAAAATGGGATTGTCATTGAACGCCTCAAAGATGGCACGGCAGATGTCTATAAAACGCTGGATAATGTTGCCAAGATATTCCCTAAACTATCGCCCCAAACTCAAAAGACTTTGGCTGATGCCTTAGGGTTTGATGCTCCTATGTTGGTATTAATGCGGGAAGGTGTCAGGTATAAAGAATTATTGGCTAAATCGGATAGTTTTGGCTTAACGGTTGACCCCAAAATTAATGCGCAACTGGTTGAATTGAATGCTCAGCTCAAGGAGGCCAGCGCCGCGCTCGATGGGTTGATGACCAAAGGGAAAATATGGGCCGCGCAAAAACTTTTACCTGATGAAAACATGGTCAAGGGAAGTGCTGCAACTCAGCTTCATGATGTGAAGATGCGCGAGAATGATGATGAAAACTCGTTTGCACATGGTGATAAACAGAAAGATATTCTTCATCGGGCACGAGTAGACGATAAATTCAAAGAGACATTATCGTTTAAAGAGAAAGCCTACTTAACGTTTGGGTATCCAGATAAGGATTTTACCCAAAAATTAAATGATCAGTACGGTGCGGATTGGGAAGCGCAGGAAAAGAAACGGCTTGAGATAGAAAAGCAAAAAAACGTCGCTCCCGTTAAATCACCCTACATACTCCCCGGCGAAGATCAGCAGCAAGCGAGACTAAAGCAGTTAGAGTCACAGTATAACCTCCCTTCAACCTTGCTTGATCGGGTCTACCTGAATGAATCTAACCGAGGTAAAAATCTATTATCACCCGCAGGGGCACAGGGTCCATTCCAATTTATGCCAGCGACAGGCAGAGACTACGGATTAAATACGCGGGAAGACCGCATGGACTTTAATAAGTCCAGTGAGGCGGCAGCTAAGTATTTGGCCGACCTACTCAAAGATTTTGATGGTGATGTGAATCAAGCCGTTGCGTCCTATAACTGGGGGCAAGGGAATGTTAAAAAGCATGGGTTGGGAAAAGCCCCTGCTGAAACGCGTAACTATCTCCAGAAGATTATGCCGGGGTTACCTGCTATTCATCCCCAGCCAGGCGAGTTAAATACCGGCACCTCTGATATCAACGCGCTACCGCCAATATCGATTAACTCATCCCAGCAAAGTGGGAAAGACATTAATGATATCACTCAAGGTATTGGTGGCGATAAGTCAGAAATTGAAATTACGCTGATCACTGATAAAACAGGGGAGCGTCAGAAAATAACCGCGCCAAAGGGGGCAAAAATATCAACATCAATGAGTTACCCGGCGTAATAACGAACAACCATCAACCTCGCTTCTGGCGGGGTTTTTTATTTTCAGGGGGCGGAAATGTCACTGATCAGCAATGCACTTTCTGATTTATTAGGTACTGGTGGTGATAGTTGGCAATGGTCTGAACACCTGCATCCAGCCTCTTTTCGTGGTGTTCCTTTTGCTGTATTGACCGCTGAGGGTGTTTTTGGCCGTCGCCAGGCCATTCATGAGTACCCTTATCGAGATACTGCATGGATTGAGGATCTGGGCCGCGCCACTCGCCGCCTGACTATCCGGGGTTTTCTCATTCAGAGTAGCGGCCTTTATAACGCGCCAGATGTCATGACCCAGCGCGATTCTCTGATCGCCGCCTGTGAAATGCCTGATGCGGGAACACTAGTACACCCAACACTCGGTGAAATGACGGTCAGCATCCCTGAAAGTGGTCTCCGCTTGAATGAGGGAGCCGAGTCCGGGCGTGTTTTTGAATTTACGTTGACCATCATTGAATCAGGCTTGCGGGTATTTTCTGTTACCAGCTCCGCTGATGCGGTTTCGTCGATTCAGTCTTCATGGTTTGGTCTGGCCTCCAAGTCTGTCGCCACCTTTATTTCCACGGTCAAAGGTGAGATCCGTTCTGTCACTCAAACCATCAGAACGCTGAAAAGTACCGCTGCATTCTGGGTCAACATGGTGAATTCAACCACCAGTGAGGCAACAAATCTCGGGAATGTCCTCCGTTCAACCCTTGGGCGCGATCGTTATGGCCGCTTTAATCACGGCACTGTAGGCGGCAGCGTGTCAGGGGCCACGGCGTCCGTCAGCACGCAGAGCGACACCACGGACCTGTCCGCGCTGGTGGATCAACGAATGGCTGTTTCAGTCGAGGGGCGGGCATCACTCGCTGCTGCTACCGATGCCTTGACCGAGGCCGCAACGGTAGCAGCACATGCCAATGCGGTTCTGGCTGTCGTGAATGCCATCTTGGCCAGCGGAGCCAGTACCCTTGATTTAATCCGCATGATGCAAGGGTTAACGGCAATCAATGACGACACCTTTCGACCCAATCCCGGCGACAGCAATACCGCCGCTGCCAGTTATCAGCTCATTATTGTGTTGTGTGCGGGCGCGATGGTGTTTGCCGCGTCGCAATATCAACCGGAAAGCTATGACGATGCAGTCGATATATTGACGCGGGTCTGTGATGTGGTAGACGGTGCCGCGCTTTCAGCGGCTGATACAGGAAATGATGAGGTGTATCAGTCATTAATGACGTTACGTGAGTCTATCGTCACGCTGTTACAGCAGACGGGCGCTAACCTGTCTCGCGTTGAGACAGTCAATTTTAACCGCTCACTGCCCGCGCTAAATCTGGCCAACCGACTCTATCAGGATGCCCGCCGGGGTGATGCACTGGTGAAAATGGCGGTTCCTGTTCATCCGGCATTTATGCCCCTTCGATTTAAGGCGCTGAATTCATGAGTGATGATTTGACGCTGCGTATTGGCAATAAGCTGATCACGGGCTGGGATAATATCCGTGTCACTCGCAGCATAGAGCGCTTACCCAGCGATTTCAGCCTGTCATTGATGGACCTTTATCCGGGCAGTGATAACCAGCAGTGGGTCAATCCCGGCGACCCCTGCGTGGTTAATTTGGGTGATGATGTGGTGCTCACCGGGTATATCGACCGCTGGGCACCGATGATCAGCCGTAACCGCCGCGAAGTGAGGGCGACAGGGCGGAGCAAGTGCCAAGACTTGGTTGATTGCTCGGCAGAGTGGCCAAACAATGTGATCAGCCAATCAACAGCGCTACAGATAGCCCAACGATTGGCGCAGCCCTACGGCATTACGGTGACGACTGATGTGACCGACTTGGATATTGTCCCCCAATTTACATTGAACTGGGGTGAATCCTCTCAGGAAATTATTGATCGCATCACCCGCTGGGCGGCGCTGCTCTATTACGACCTGCCCGATGGGAGTCTCTATCTGACTCGGGTGGGGACGCGAAAAGCGGCCAGCGGGGTCGCGCAGGGCATCAATATTGAAGACGCCGCGTATAACTCAGGAATGGACCAACGATTTTCTGACTATATCGGCGTATCGATGTCGGTGAGCCAACTTCAGGAGCAGGTGCAGGACGCCGGATATGGCGCGGTGACGTTAGCCCGGAGTCGCGATCCTGAAGCGGCCAAAATGCGTTATCGCAACCGTATTATCATTGTTGAAAGCACCATGAAAGCGCTAAAACTGGCCCAGCAGTGCATCGACTGGGAAATGAACCGCCGCTATGGACGCTCTAAAGAGCTGCTGGTCACGGTCGATAGCTGGCGCGATAAAGACGGGAAGCTGTGGGAACCCAACACCCTGATCCCGATTGATTTGCCTATTTTCGGCTTAAAGGATGAACTCTGGCTGTTATCGGAGGTGACCTATCTCAAAGACGACCACGGCACCTCAGCCCAAATGGTACTGATGCCGCCTGAAGCCTTTACCGTTCAGCCTTATCAGTTCTATTCAAATCTTATGGAGTTGAACCCACAATGAGCGAATCAGGGCAGCTATCCCAACTATATCGTCAGATAAAAATGATACTCGGGATAGGACGGGTTACAGCCAGCAATGATGGTGGCACCGTTCAAACCGTTCAATATCAAACCCCGCTTGAAGTCCGTGATGATACGCCGAGATTGGCCGAATTCGGCTTTTCGTCAGGGTTACCCGCTAACACCGATGTGGTGATTGGGTTCCTCGGAGGTGACAGGTCGAGTGCGGTGATCATTGGTTCAAACCATCAGTCATTTCGTCATGTCGGGCTAAATTCGGGTGAGACGGTGATCTATTCGCAGTGGGGGCAATACATCAAGTTAACGGAAAATGGCATTATTATTGAGGCTAATAGCCAGCCAGTCACGGTCAATAATGCCACTGAGGTGACGGTTAATGCCTCGGTAAAAGTGCGCCTAAATACCCCGTTACTGGAGGTCAGCGGCGATATTGTAGATAACGCTGGCAGCAATGGCACCACGCTGAAAACCCTACGAGAAGCCTATAACACCCACAATCACCAACTGAAAAATGTGCAGGGCGGTAGCGCGACATTAACCAGTGAAGTGACGGGTAAGGTGGTTCAATGACAACCGATATCAAAACCATCTGGGAGCCGGACAAATTGCTGGGCGACTGGCAGACCGGCGGCGGTGGGCTACTGGATGGCAATGATTTAGAGACCGCCATTTTGATTAGTCTGTTCACTGACCGGCTGGCCCGTGCTGATGATGCTATCGATGGCGATGATCGCCGGGGGTGGTGGGGCGATACTGGATCAGAGTACCCGATCGGTTCCCGTCTGTGGTTGCTGCGCCGCGAAAAACTCACTACCAAGGTAGCGCTAAAGGCTGAAGACTATGCCAATGAAGCCTTGGTTTGGTTGCTTGATGATGGTGTGGTGACGGCAATCAGCACCAATGCCCAGATAATGTACCCCAACCGATTGAATCTCATCATCAACTATCAACAACCTGCGCAAACACAGGCGTCTGTTAAATTTTCATGGGTATGGGAGACCTAATACATGCCATTTAATCGCCCCACATTAAGTGAACTACGCCAGCGCAACCTGTCTTATATTCAATCAGAACTTAAGACGGGCGGTAACTTACTGCGTTTCTCCAATATCGGTGTGATCAGTGATGCAGATGCTGGGATGGCTCATCTGCACTATGGGTATCTGGATTATATCGCGCTGCAATCCACGCCTTATAATGCCACCGATGAATATCTTGCCGCGTGGGCCGCGTTGAAAGATGTGTTTCGCAAGCCCGCCAACCCCGCGACCTGTCCTACCGTCGAATTTAGTGGCACTACAGGCCGTGTGATTGCCGCTGGGAGCCTGTTAAATCGGGCCGATAGTTATCAATATCGCCTCGATCATGAGGTCACGCTGGGCGCTGACGGCACAGGCACTGGCTCAATCACGGCGGTTCTGCCAAGCGTATTGGATGACACCACGGGCGGTGGTATTGCCGGGAATGCCGATGCAGGAACGTCGATGACATTGGATGTGGCCATCGATGGTGTTCTGTCGGTGGCCACCGCCACAGTTAAGATATCGGGCGGTGCTGATATTGAATCAGAAGATGCTTTTCGTTCTCGTATGCTGCTGGCTTATCAAAACACCCCTCAAGGCGGCAACGATACCGATTATCGCGGCTGGGCTTTGGCTGTGCCGGGTGTAACGCGTTGTTGGGTTAAGCGCCGCTTACAGGGGGTGGGTACGGTCGGTATTTATATTATGTGTGATGGCAATGACTCTGGCGGCTTTCCGGTCGGGACTGACGGCGTATCTCATCTTGAAGAGTGGGGCGCGGTAAAAGCGACCGGTGATCAGGGGCGGGTAGCCGACCACATTTACCCCTTACAGCCCATTATTGCCATCATCTATGTCTGTGCGCCGGTGGCGGCCCCCGTGAATTTTGTGATTAGCGGCATCTCTACAGCAGATAGCGAAACCACTACGGCAATCAATACAGCTATTGATGAAGTCTTTTTTACTGAGGGCGAGCCGGGCGGTAAAATTCTACTGTCGTCACTGCTGCTGGCCATCGGTGATGTGACAGGAACCAGTGGTTTTATTCTCGACTCCCCGACGACTAACATCCAGCTTGAAACCGGACAATTACCTCTCCGGGGCACGGTGACCTACCTATGAGTCGATATTCTGTTAATGAATATACCGCCGCCATTCAATCGCTGATGCCGGGGGGCTTAGTTTGGCCCAAAATATCAGACGGGGTTCAAACCAGCACGTTACGAGCACTGGCAAGGTCTTACCAGCGCAGTGATGAGGATGCCCGTGATCTGCTCGATGCCGCTTTTCCCTCCACCGCGACTGCCATGTTACCCGAGTGGGAAGCGACGCTTGGGTTACCTGATTTATGCGCGATAGGTGAGATAGACAGCATTATCCAGCGCCAGCGGGCCGTAATCTCCAAACTGTTTGGCATTGGTGGCCAGTCAGTGGCTTATTTTACCCGTATTGCCGGGGCGCTGGGTTACACCATTTCAATCACCCAATATCGGCAGGCATGTGCCGGGATGTCCGTTTGTGGTGATGCTTTAAACGGTGACGAGTGGCCTTTCACCTGGCTGATTACCGCACCAGAAACCACCATCAATTATGCCCAATGCGGTTTGACTTATTGCAGTGATCCACTGCGTTCGTGGGGAAACAAACAGCTTGAATGTCGGTTAACAGTGTTAAATCCATCCCATACCATTCTTAAATTTGGCTACGTTAGTTAGTTAATCACCCCCTTATTAATTTTTAAGCGCCTTAACTGGCGAGGATTCTGTATGCAAAAAATTGGCGATATCCCGAATACGCGCGCTGACAGTAATGGCGAATTTACCGACGGCAATGTTGCTGGTGGTGTTCCACCTACGATATTGCCAGCAGAGTGGTTTAATACCATTCAGCGTGAATTAATGAGTATTCTAACAGCCGCTGAAATAGAGGCTGATAGTGATACGTTTAATCAAGTGCTTTTATCTATACAGAAGCTGATTGGCGAGGAAATTCCTGATATTAAAGACGCCTCATTAACCCAAAAAGGTGTTGTTCAATTAAGTAACGCAACCAACAGCACCAGCGAAATACTCGCAGCGACACCGAAAGCCGTTAGAGCAGTTGATGTTGCGGCGTTAAAAATTGCCAATAATTTATCTGAAATAAATGCTGTTGGTGCGATTGCGATTGCTCAAACTCTGACAAATTTAGGTTTGAGTGATGTAGCACATCTCCCACAGTTAACCGGCATTGTCGGAACGGCTCGCAATGCAAAAATGAGCATCCCCGCAGCATCGGTGGCTGCAACATTCACCGCTGATGAATTAATCGTGCAAGCTGCGCTGGGAGGACGCCAGTACAAGCTGGCTAGCTTCAACAAGACAATTAACCTTGCCACTACTGGCGCGGGTGGGATGGATACGGGTGCCGTGCCAGCGAACGGATTTGTTGCGCTGTATGCGATTTATAACCCAACAACTCAAGTGTCGGCCTTGTTAGCAGTTAATGCTACGTCAGTGCTGGTTCCAGAGGTGTATTCCGGGGCTAATATGCCGTCAGGCTACACGGCCTCAGCTCTGGTTAGTATATGGAAAACTGCGAGCAGCCAGCTTGTTATTGGCTATCAGATGGACAGAAAGATCACCCTTACCAGTGCTATTGCAATTAACGGGAATACTCAACAGGCGGCATATACTGCAATTCCCTTGACTCCAACGGTCCCAGTTAATGCGAAAACAGTATCCGGGACTAGGGGGGTAGCATCGACCACGGCAGGGGCTGCTATAAAAAACTACGTGGCTTCAAGTGCTTCTGGATTATCAGAACAACCAATGAGTGGAGGAACTGCCGCCGCAAACCTTGATATGCACACTGCATTTCTCGACCTACCAATTATTACGCCGCAAACTATTTATTTCCTAGCAACAGCTAGTGCAGGAACCATGACGATGAGTGTTGTTATAAGTAGTTATACCTTTTAATGAGATTTACGGAGGTTTACGTGGACGAATATTATGTTCAGTTTACAGACGATACACAGACAGTAATTGGATTATATTTTTGCTGCCCACAAGACCCAAATGTATATCCTAATTTGGGTACCGTATTTGGAAATGACCCAAGGTACATCGCTTATTATGATTCACTGCCAGCGTTTGCTCGCGATGGGATGCCGGTTCCAATATATCCAACAATGACGGTTGATCTTGGTGAGAAAAAGTAAGGCATAAAAAATAGGGAGTGTTGGGTTGTAGTCTGTGCATGTGACGGAAGGGCAAGAGTGCCTATTGTGGTGATATATTGGTGAATGGGCATATGAGGGGCAAAAAACTATCGCAAAGTAACTCAAAGCAACATGCTCATTGAATCAGTTTGCAGTAATACATTGCTAAAACCTTAGATGCAACTTAAATCACCGTAACATATTGATTTATGTTGGCACATACCTAAAGAGCAAGACTCGGCAAAGTTTTATTGCTAATTTATTTAGGTTTTTATAAATAGTTCCGAAATGGTTAATTTCATAATTTACGAATAGGATGCTTACCATGATGATTTACGTGCAACTTTCTGATGGAACCCCAAAAAGATTATTTGGCATATTTGGTGGGCCTCAGCCTGAGGGTTGGTTCAATGGTTATGTAGAATTAGATATTGACCCTAATACAGCATATGCACTTAATGACTATTATAATCCAGCCGATAATAAATTTTATGTAGACACCGATTTTATACATTTATCTGGATGGATTGACCCGGTAAATATATATAACATTGCACTTGACGGACTAAACTCAAATGGCGCGATTGCTTTCGGTGCTGTTTTAACACCAACTTCTGATTTTGGTGCTCAGACGTGGTGGTGCCAGTGCGAAGAAGCAAACAAGTACCATGCAGATAATACTTTTTCAGCCCCATTGCTTACAGCAATGGTTTCTGCTTCCAATGGTGAATTAACTTTGAATGATTTAGTTCAAAGTATCCTTACGAGCGAAGCGGATTGGAAAAATGCGGCAGGTAACATTGCATGGCAAATTTATAATAAAAAGTTAGCCCTACAATATTTACGCGATGAGGTCATTGCAGGAACAAAAACAATTGAGGATATCCAGAATTTTGATTGTAGCATCATCATTCCACAGTTGAATTGACCTTCATTGCAATAATTTAATGTGTGATTAGTTTATCAAAATGAGATCAAGCCGGGCTTAACTGCCCGGTCTATTTACCTATAATTTGTTAGCCAGTATTAGAAGTTGTATTTAACCCCTAACATCACCGCAGTATCACTGTAGCCTTTGTTGCCGATCTGCTGTCCAACATTACCCCAGAGATTGACTTGCTTGTTGATCTGACCTTCGACACCCACTTTCACTTCCGCAATGTTCGCCGCACCGTCTTGCTTCACGGTCACGCCATCCATATTGGTACCAAAGTCTTTGGTGTTATGAACCCAGTTAGCTTCAACAAACGGCTGGAACACACGGTCCTTACCTTTATCCTGATCCGCGTAACCATTTATAAAGGCTTTCACACCCAGACGGGTCTGGATATTGCCATCACCTTCACCTGATACATTGGTGCCGTTGGCTTCTTTATGCTCGTCCGCTTTCACACCCATCCAGGTAACCTGTGCTTTAGGCTGGATAAAGTAGGTGGCGTTTTTAGCCGCGTTCTCGCCCACTTTAAAGGTATAGCCACTCTCAACAGATGCCGTCACCCCTTTGGATTTGTACTCTTCGCTCGCTAAATCCTGGCCTTCAACCGTGTTGTCGAACCAGCTGTATTGTGCCCAGCTGTCCACATACAGGCCCGATTTATCGGCATCGTTAGCATACCAGGTACCGTAGACCCCGGTGCTGTAACCATCAGTGGTGCCTTTGGCGTTATAACCGGACACTTGTGACACCGTGGTGTTCTTGCTGTTGCCGTAACCGGTCATCACGCCCAGGTGGAAACGGTCCATGCCATTATTACTCCACTGAGCAATATCGCCACCCAGTTGCATCACATAGCGGTTCGCCTGTGTACTCAACTGACCACTGGTATCACGGGAGCGGTTATGGCCGCCTTCGTTACGCAGCCACATGCTGGTAACTTTCTTCTCGCCGGTCAGCGCGTCGATATATTGGGTTTCACCCAGACGATCGTGCAGACGCGTCACAAACATAGTGTTGGCTGCGGCCAGGTTCGCGGTGTAGCTGCCGGCTTCAGGGCGTTTAGTTTCCTCGCCTGGACCCGTCGGGTTTTCCGGGGCGACCGGATTTTCTGGATCAACCTGTAAATTGCTCAAGCTGGTCAAATACCAATTACTGGCATTGGTTCCTACCCCGCGAGCCAGAGAGTAATCATACGCACCGGCAACAATACGTCCCTGCTTAACAAACTCACCGTTCGACAGTCCATTCACCTTAATCAACTCAATACCGTTTAATGTCGTCGCGCCACTGCCACCCAAGTTAGTTACAGCCACATGAGTGGTGCCAGCAGTATTACCATTAACGACTAATTTATCAGTAACTGAAGCATCATTATTGAGTGCTGAGTTAAAGTTGAGCAGACCGTCATTGCCGATGTAATCACCGGATACCGTTAGAATCGTACCTGGTGCACCGTTAAGGCTCACAGTACCGCTATTACTTAGACTGTTCAGTGTCTGGTCGAAACCGGCTAAATCCAGTTCTCCCGCAGTCTCGACAATATATTCAGAAGCTGTACTGAAGCTGCTTGCCGCACCAGCCTTTAAGGTGCCAGCATTAACCGTTGTCGTACCACTATAGGTATTTACGCCATTTAATACCGTCATACCACTGTAAACTGCCACTTTACCACTGCCAGCAATGGCAGAATTAAACTGATAATCAGTATCTATATGGTTAAAGACAATTGAGCTATCACCGCTACCTAAGGTGATAAGTGGTGTATTAATATAACCGGCTGATGAAGCAGTATAATTAGCTGCGCTACCAATATTCAGTACTCCGGTTGAAGTTGCATCTTTAGCAATGATTAAATTATCGGTTTGAACAGTCCCACTGTTATTAATAGTCAGTGAGGCGTTACCGCCAAACTCCCCAAAACTAATATCACCTGTATTAACCCAATTGGAATTAACACCAGTGACCAAAACGTCACCTTTTGAGCCAGCGGCATAGCCGACATAGCTACCAGAACTACTGAGATTCCCGCCATCGGAGACGACGACAGAGCCATTTCCATTGTTACCTATAACCAAGCTGTTAGAGTTTTGCCAAGAAGAATCTGTACCTGAGATATTTACTTGGCCAGTGGCATCTTTTCCTGCACCAACATAACCAAAACTATCAGTTACAACACCACCATTAGTGATATTTAGAGTACTATTAGAACCTACTGATGCGTAAAATGAACCAATTTGCAGGGTCTCGGCATTATCCCAACGAGAGTCGGTGCCGGTAATTTCTACCACTCCGATAGAGTCATTAATATTCCCGCTTTGACTGGCTACTACACCACCATCAGAAACAACCATGGTGGCAGGGCCATTTGTTCCTATATCAAGCAATGTACCCACTTGCCAGCGGGAACCTGCACCGCTCACTTCTACATAACCGGTTGAAGTAGTTCCTGCCGCAACGCTTGCTTTCGTTGCCGTGGTAACAATGCCGCCATTGGTGATTTTAAGACTGCCATCACCTTCATGGCCGATGAACATACGATTACCGGCATTCCAGATTGAGCCTAGACCTGTGACTTCAACGCTACCGGTTGAACCTGGGCGATACGCAATATCAGCATTGTTTTGGTTAGTGACTACAGCACCATCGGTAATTCGCATCATGCCATTACTATCATTTTCGCCACCAATGCGTAACTCACCGCCGTTGGTTAATTGTGAACCAGTTCCACTGACTTCAAGATAACCAACAGCCCCAACACCAAAACCAACATGTGTCGCGTTAACAGGGTTATTTACAACTCCACCATCCGATATCTGTAATGTGCCGTTACCGTTATAACCAACAAAGAGCACTCCGTTATTTATCCACTTAGAGTCAGATCCAGTAATAACTACCTCACCGGTAGCTGTAGAACTATAGCCAATATAGCTCCATAGCCCAGCGGCTACATTTCCGCTGGTCAACGTTCCACCATTTCCGCTGTTCAACGGTCCACCATTGAAAATCTTCATAGCACCAAATGACGTATTACCAACAATTATTACCCCTGGAATATCCCAATCAGGATCGTCAGGTATTACATCACCTGTAAAACCGATGTCAGCATAAGAAGTTGTGGTGTTAATCGCAGATATAATAGTTAAGGCGATACAAGATAATTTGTAGTTAAATAATTTCATTTTAAGTAATAACCCTGATGTTAATATGATAAAAAGAATGAATTTATTAATATGAATTCTCGTTTACTTTTTAAAATACACATGAGCATCAAACTTATTACTACAACGATAATTCATGAACTCACAATAACGTGATCTAGGTCAAAAAATAATCAGACACCAGGGTTTGTTTTGTAGGAATTTTCCTGTTTTTCGTTTAAGTATCTAAATTTCCGCATCCAAATAATCAGTTTAAAATAATATTTATATTAATAATTGTATTAAGTTTTCATCAATGTGGTTGGCATCATAGAACAGATTCATTGCTCCACAAATACTGGGGATTTATCAGGGGATGGGATAATGGCCGGTGGGTCACCGGCCGTATGAAGAGGGCTATAGCTGAAATCAGTAGTCTGTTTACCTTTGTTTTAACTATTCCACACAATCAATGTCTCCCTCCAATTGTGCGTCACTTTATACTCAACAACGTCCCTATCTAAGTGGACTACCTTTCACGACGTATTGCTTTTGGCATTTTCTGTATCCACTCATCAACCAATTCGCGGTTGTAGAAGCAAGCCGCTGTTTCGTGAGGGATGCCATTCCCTGAAACGTGTTTGTACTCGCGCCCCTCCATCCACGAAATATCTCTAGCATATTTAATGGTGTTTTTCTTTAAGCCAGTTATAGCCATCAATATTGATTCCGAAACCCAACGTGACGGTACTAACATGAATAATGTTATCCATAACTATGTTGCCTCTTAATTTTCTCTGACAAACGATTTTTGTGAACATCTTTTATAGTTTACACATAGAGGATATTAATAAAGTTGGTATTGGGTTTTTTAGTCAATCAGATGAGTGATAAACAGTAACATATTGAAGATTAATAGTTATTTTTGGTTATCGTCAGGTTGAAGGAAGTTCAACAAGCTATTGAACCGACTTTATAGAGAGATGAACCTACCGTGGGTCGGTTCAATTTAAAATTAATTTGTCTTATATATCAAATAAATGCGTCTGTGAACCGACTGAACCTACCGAACCGACCACTTTCTGGTTATATATAGAGAAATTTTATTTGTGATTATGAATCCATAATCAACTGTTAAATTGGCGGTCAAATAACAACCATTAAAGTGAAGTGCGATGATATGAAATAATTCTGATAGCAAATACCGTCTTTCACGATTCTTGGTAGTTTATTTGTGCAGGTTTGGGGAAGGAAAATTATTTGGGGGTATCATTGGGGGTATCTTAAAAAATGAACCTATTAAATATATTTATTTAACAGTATGTTATGCGTTTAATTCCGCTCCTGTAGGGCGTACCATTAAAATCAATGAGTTACCCTCTATTTACCCCCTAATTATCAGCAACCTTTTTCAAAAGTGCCAGATTAGTGACATTAATCCCCCATTACCTCATCAATTTTACTCGCATGCTCAGTTAAATGGTTTGGTGACAAGTGTGCATACCTCTGTACCATTTCGATTGATTCCCACCCGCCCATTTCCTGCAAAACGGTAAGCGGAACTCCAGCCTGAACTAACCAACTTGCCCATGTGTGTCGAAGGTCGTGAAAGCGGAAGTTATCGATTCCAGACCTCTTTAATGCAAGTCTCCATGCCGTGTTACCATCAACGCGCATTTTCCTCACTGCTGCCTATTTTTCCCCGCTGAATATTGGGCTTTCTTTTCGATGAACAAACACCCATTTTTTGTGGTGGCCGATCTGGTCTAGTAATAACCGGCATTCGGTGTCGTTGAGAGCGACGCCGATTGCCTGGCTAGATTACTTTCCTCTAAGCACCGCTGCCAGAATCATGAATAGCTGCGGAGTTGGTGGCGAGAAGAGCCGCATTGAGTCTGAACGAATTCAATTGCAGGAATCATCCCAAGGTGACTAAAAGGCGATAAAGCAGCATGACTCTTTGAAATCAAGGAAACCAAGGACGAGAGCCACTTTCACAACGGCTCTCTTGATATCATTGAAAATTAATAATCCTTACGGATATTTATACGCACTGGAAGGTAAGTCGAGCAACGCCATTAACGAGTAAATGAGTATCTATATCAGTTTTCACTTCTTTCATGGCTTTATTTTGTGTCCTACAAAAATCTGACGCTTTTTTGCTGGCTGTGCCAATAGCACCTTTAATTCGACCTGCAGCAGGGGCAGCCTCAACTTCTGTGAAGTAGTCGCCGTTATCTAGCTTTTTGATATCTGACTGATATGTCAAGCCTATGCCGTGAAGCTGTGTTTTGTCATTTTGTACGGCACATCCACTTAAAATGGCACTGAATATAACGGTTGCTGCAATGATTGAAATTTTCAAATGAAAAGGTTCCTTTATATGTCTAGTTGGACTTTATTTTACAATAAGTGATGAAACAATAATTAAACCAATGATAATTTACTAATTGGCTATCTTTTTTTGCATTGAAATTTATGGTTTTTTTCAGGTTAAGGTATAGGTTAATCAGCGCATCGAGCTGTCTTGATGTATCGGCGTGTAATCTTTATCAGTTGCAGACGGCATAAATGTAATGTATTACCAATGAAAATAATTATTATTATCAATAGTGGTTAAACAAACCAACTTATTTGATTGATTAGTGGACGTGATGAATTAATGATTAGGGTGGCTATTGCAAGTTACTAAAGCAATAGCCGAATCGTCCGTCACTTTAGGCGGTTAATCATGGAGGAAGTTACGATGAAAGATATGTTAAAAGGCTTACTGTTAGTTGGTGTTATGTCGGTATCTGCGGGTGCTATGGCTGAAGAATGCAATCCATCCAGCAAGTGGTGGCCGTATTGTAATGATCCCGCAACGGGGCCAGATGTCGGTACTCCAGAACATGAACACTGCCAAGCTAACGGTGGATGCACAAATAATTAAATAGTACGAAGATTCCCTATATCGGGCGTCACATGTTATTTATTAAATATTATTATCAAGCCGCCTACGGGCGGTTTTTTTATTATCAAGTTTAGCGCCATCATCTGGATTCCTCACACTTCTTTCTTAAGTCATCAACAGCAGCTTGCGGCATTGGTGCTGTCATCATTACGCGGTACTGCATGCACTCCTTCGTTTCTTCATGCTTGCTTGGGGTAGCGCAGCTAACGGTAGACAGTGCGACGGTGATAATTATCGGGCGTAACAGTTCCATGAGCCCATCTCCTCTGAGTGAAAACAGAGTTTAACAGATGGCTGACATGACATTGGCTGAAATGGAACGAGAGTTGATAGTTGAGCGAACTCTCGCAGGTTTGGCTGCTGCCAGAGCCGAGGGGCGAATAGGAGGGTATCGCTGAAAGATGGCGCATGAAGTTATTGAACGGGCTAGGCGCATGCTTGCCAATGGCACTAGCTTGCATCAAGTCGCCTTAGTGCTGGAGGTATCAACTAAAACGATTTACAAATACATTCCTGCCGAAGATCGCCTTGCCCTGATATCAGCCTAACCAACCGTGACCGGGCTTAATTTCCCAGCCTATTTCAATCGTACAACCAGCGCCCAGCTTTGGCAGATTCTATTATCATTCCAACCGTAAGCGGTTTTTTCTCACGCGCTGGGGGGTTCTTTTGCCAAAAGGCGTATTGACACTCGAAATAGTTCTCGGCATCGAAGTTTGAAAAATCGATATTAAAATGTGTGAATACATCCGAAAGCATATCGTCTATGACCATAACCAATCCAAGGGATGTAACGCCCTACGAGTGAACCAATTTTGTTCGTTGGTTGCATTCGATTCCCAGCGGGTGTTAACAGTCGCTTGCCATTCGGGAAACGCATATCGTTGAATACTATGCGTGACAGCATGGAAGCTACGCTGGTACCTCTTTTCGCCCCGATGGATTTTCCGGGGGGTGATCACTATCGCCAACTGCCGACCTCTAAGGCCAAACCCCCATCCAGATTAGTTATTACAGCCAGTTGAGTCTCCATCAATATAATGGTGGGCTGATGTTCAATGAATCAGAATGATTATTTTGGGAAAACTCTAAAACCGTGGCCCGTTTTTGTTGACCACTACAAGGGATACCTATTGTAAAAATCGGATTTTCTGTTGCCTGCTCGTTTTTTGCTCAAACCACACTCAAATCAACTAAAGTTAATACAGGCATTGCACTGACTGTGGAGCCTACTATGTACCATAAAATCAATGGCAGTGAATACCGACGTATTTTTGTTGTCGGTGATATTCATGGCTGCTATAAAAAACTGATGGATGCTTTGGAGCGTGTGCAGTTTGAGCGCGCGGTTGATTTACTGGTCTCTGTCGGGGATTTAGCGGATCGCGGCCCACAGAATATTGAATGTTATGAACTAATCAATGCCAATTGGTTTCGTGCTGTCCGTGGCAATCATGAGCAAATGGCGATTGAGGTGCTGGCAGGGGGCGAAGTTGATACTTGGATGGCAAATGGCGGGCGCTGGTTTTTCTTACTGGATGACAGCAAGAGATCTCAAGTTGAAGAGCTTATTAAGCGGGCTGGGCAGTTGCCGCTAGTGCTAGAAATTACGACTGAGCGCGGCAAATATGTTATCGCCCATGCAGATTATCCTTCGGATGAATATGTGTACGGCAGACCTATCAGTGAGCATTTAGTAGTATGGAACCGCAAGCGCCTTAATGCTGCCATGAAGGGGGAGAGCGAGGAAATTACGGGCGCAGATAAATTTATTTTCGGCCATACGCCACTGGTAAAACCATTGCTGTTTAAAAATCAACTTTATATCGATACCGGTGCGGTGTTTGGTAATACGCTCACCCTGATTCAGATTCAATAA